CCACGCGTCGGCGCCCAGGTCCGCCTCAACATCGGCGTGGTCGACGACGGTCACGTCCAACCCGGCCGGCGGTGTCGGTTTCGGACCAACGTCTTGAACCACGATGATCTGCGTGTTGCGGAGCTCGTCGCGCCACTCGGCCAGGAAGTTGAGGTGCGGCAGGTGGTTGGGTACCACCACCACCGTCTCAGCCACGGAGCCACTCCGGGTGTTTGAGCATCCACTGGACGGTGCGCTCGAGCGACTCGTCGAGCCCGACCGGCGGCGACCAACCCGCGGCGTGGATCTTCGACGGGTCGAGTGCGTACCGGTGGTCGTGGCCCGGCCGCTGGCTGTGGTAGTCCACGTATTCGTACTCGAGCGGCTGGCCAGCAGCTCGCGCGATCTTTCGCGCCAGCTCGAGCACGTCCACCTCGTCCCCGGCGACATGCCAGCGGTCCGGTCGGTCGGTCGCCGGGTACCGCGCCGGCCTGGTTTCCTCGAGGATCCACCGCAACGCGTCCGCGTGGTTGCGGGCGTGCAGCCAATGCCGCGACGACGGCTCCCACCCGCCGTCGACCGGCCGGGCGTGGATCTGCACCGGCTCACCGGCCAGCACCGCCCGCACCGCCTTCGGCAGCATCTTCTCGACGTCCTGACGCTCACCGATCATGTTCATGAAGTTGGTCAGCACCACCGGCACGCCGTAGGTGCGCCACCATGCGATGCACAGCGACTCCTGTGCCGACTTGGACGCCGCATACGGGTTGGACGGGATGTGCGGATCCCACTCACGATGCCGCTGGCCGGGCGCGGCCGGGCCGTACACCTCATCCGTGGACACCTGCACAAAGTGGCTGAGCTGTCGGCTGCGCGCCCACTCCAGCATCGTCAGGGTGCAGTCGACGTTGTTGTGGACGAACGGCACCGGGTCGGCGATGCTCCGGTCAACATGCGACCCGGACGCCAAGTGCAGCACCGCATCCACGCCGCCGATCTGCTCGTCGAGGTGCGGGTGGATCGGCGCGCGCAGGTCATGCCAGAGCAGGGTGACCCGGGCCGGGTCGTAGCCGGCCATGTCAGTCAACCGGTCAACCCGACCCGCGTACGTCAACGAGTCGAGGATCACCACATCCCAGCCGGTCGTCTCCAGCAGGTGCTCGACCAGGTGGTGGCCGACGAACCCGGCGCCGCCGGTGATCAGGACTCTCACGGCGTCGAATCCCGGACGATGTTGCCCTCGGTGTCCCGCGGCAACTTCGGCCGGCCCGGCCGCCTCGCCGGGGGCGGCGGCGGCTCGCCGTCATCCACCAGGCCAGCCACAGCCGGGGCCACTTCGAGCTGCTCGAAGTAGATCGGGATCACCCTGGGGTGTCCTGCGGGGTACACCGCTCCATCCGGGATGAAGTCGTTACCCTGCCAATGCGGCGTGTGGCAGCGCATCAGCTTTGTCATCTCGGCCATTCGGCCACCCCCTGGTAAGCATCCCGCCACATTTTCCAGCCCTGCTGGATCGTCCAGTTCGCGGCGACCTCGCGGCCCTTCGCACCCATCTCGGCGCGCATCGCCTCGTCGTTGACCAGCTCGTTCAGACGCTGGCGCCACTCGTCCTCGCCGCGGACCAGGTAGCCGGTGACCCCATCGACAACCATGTCCTGGTAGGCCGGCCGCCGTGATGCGATCACCGGGATGCCGAGGCTCATGTATTCCAGGGCCTTGATGTGCGACTTCGAGGTGTTGAACGTGGTGTCGGCCAGTGGCGCGAGGCCGATGTCGAAGTCGATGCTCTTGTAGTAGCTCCAGGTGTCGGCCTTCCACGGCGTGAACCGGCATTCGCGGTGCAGCAGCGGCGAATAGTCGATGCCGACGAAGTGCATGTCCAGGTCGGGATCCGCGTCGAGCACGCCGCGCAACGGTTCGGCGGCCTGCATCCAGTCGATCAGGTGCGACATGCCGCCGGCCCAGCCGATGGTCAGCCTGTCGCGGCGGGGCCGGTCCTGGGACAGCAGATCCCCGTCTACATGGTTGGGGAGGATCACCACGTTCGGGTTGTACTGCCGCATCTCATCGGCCAACGGCTCGGTCGACACTGTGACCAATTCGGAGATGGCCACGTTCTTCTTGTACGACTCGCGGATATTCTCGTCGTGCCAGAACGCCAACCCCGACGAGTTGTCCGGGTGCAGCACGTCGTCGTCGTTTTCGTAGACCAGCAGCGTCTTGGACTTCCAGCCCTCCCACAGGGCCATCCCCTCGGGGCCGATGAACCGCTGCCCGCAGATCATGTCGATTTCCTCGACCTGATCCATGTCAGGAGTGAACCGCTGCCCAGGCTGGGGCAGCAGAATCCGATGTTCAGTGCCTCGGGCCAGATGCTTGAACGGCAGGTAGAACCGGTAGTAGCCGGAGCCGTCGGCATCGTGCGGGTAGCCGAGGATCGTCAACGGCTTTGTCATGTGATCTCCCATGTGGGTCGGGCAGGCCGGCATGGGATCCGGCCGGCCCGACGATCTCGTAGGGGTGGAACTACTGAATCTTCAGCACCTGCAGCGCGTTGGCGGTACTCGCCTTCGCACCGACGCGCCAGAAGGCGAACCAGCCCGCTTCGCCGGTCGGCAGGTTGCCGGTGGCCGCGGCCATGATCATCGGGTTGTACAGGATCGACATGCCAACCCTGTCGACGATCACGTACTGCTCGAAGTCGCCGAACAGCAGCACCAGCGAGTTCTGGGCAGTGGCCGACGACATGGAACTCGACTCGAAGATGGGCTTGCCGAGCAACTGCTCGGGGGTGCCCTGGCCGAGATTCGCCCAGAACGAGGAACCGCCGGCCGTGTCGAACTGACGGGTCTTGTTCAGGTAGAACAGGTTCGCCAGGAACGCCGCGGACCGCGAGTTGCGGAACCGTGGGCTGAGCCGGGCCTGCAGTGTGTACACGTCCGCCACCGCGTACGCCGTGGCCGCCGCCGTGTTACCGGTGGTGGCCGCGGTGACCGCACCCTGCGGGAAAACGCCGGTGCCGGCGCCGGTCGCGAACGCGCCCTCCTCCAGCCTGTCCTTCGCGTCGGCGAACAGCCTGGGAAGCTGCGCGCCGAGGTCGGAGTCCGCCAGAGACTCGTACGAGCCGAACACCCAGGCGCGGGCCCGCTGCGGAGTGATCTGCAGCTGAGCCACGGCCGGGTTGGCGTCGGTGGCAGCCACCGACTCGGCCCCGAACGCAGCGTCCACGCCCGCGGACGTGACCCCGTTCCACGTGTTCGATGTGGTCTGCTCGACCCGCGACACCCGACGGTACGGGTTCGAAGAACCCGTGTTCGTGAGGATGATCGTCGGATCGAGCGGGAACGGCAGCATGTAGCCGAGGCTGCCGGTGCCGACCGTTGTGGCCCGCTGGGCGAGACCCTCCGGGTCTGCCAGGTACGAGCGGAACGACTCGTAGTAGTCCTGGGTGCCGGTGAGCAGGATGTGCCGGGCGATGCCCTTCGACTGCGTGGCGAGCTGGGTCGCCCGCTCCGCGTGATCGTGCGGGAAGTCCACCCACCCGGAGCGGGACACCCACTCGATCGCATCCTGAGCCCGCTCGCGCATCTCCGAGCCGCGGAGCATGTTCGTCCGCACCGCTTCCATGTCGTCGAACGGGTCCCGCTTGTTCCGGTACACCTGTGTCGGCGTTTCGGTGCGGCGAGCCTCAGCAGGCTCCGTGGACTTCTCGTCCTTGCTCACCGCATGAATCAGATTCAGCTTCTGGGCACGCTCAGCCAGCGGCACCCGCCGCCGCTCCAACGTGTCGTACTCGTCGATGAGCGTGTCCACGTAGTCGCCGTCGCTCTCCTCGGCGCTCGCCGGATTCCGCTCGATGGTGTCGAGTTCGGCACGAATCGCTTCCTGCCGTTCGACGATCTCGGTCAACTTCATTCCGAGCCGTTCCCTCCCGGCCGGGTGATCGCCTCGACCCGTGCTCGGCGCGTCTGAGAGCCGAGCGGGCCGGCAAGTCCCGGCCTCGCAGTCTTCGCCGCGGCGATACGCCGCAGCAGGGAATCCCGGCTCGAGTGCTCACCGTCGGCGGGCGGCTCGTCGGTGACGACTTCCGCAGTCGGTGCGGAAGTGTCGCTGTCCTCCGGCTCGTCGGCGACCGCACGCGTCGCCTCGTCCGGGTCGATACCGGACTCGGCGCGGGCAGCAGCCTCGCGAGTGGCGGACAAAAGTGCTGGCAGGGCCATCCCCGTCAGCATGCTTCGGACGCCGACCAACTCCGCGTCGGCGTATGCGGGGAACGGCGTAGGACCGTACTCCCGTAGACCCATCTCCACCCTCCGCACCACAGGCAGGGCACCATCAGAGCGACGACGGTAACCGCCGCGGGGTGGCCGGCGAGGGTCGGAACGGATGATCCGGCCGGCGAAGCTGTGTCCGGTGATGTCACCGGAGCGGATCGCCTCCAGGATCTCGTCTGCCAGCGGGGTCTCGTTGTAACGGGTGATGGTGAGCAGCCCACGCTCCTCCGCCCGGATGTCCCGCGGCGAGCCCAGCGGCACCGAGAACCGGTCCGACGGGGTGCCGAACAGGGTCATCCCGTGGTTGTAAAACACCCCGGTCCGCCACGACTGGCGGCCGCCCTGCGGGCGCGCGTCGGCGATCGCCTTGTTGAACACGCTGCGTTCCAGCGTCTCCTTGTAGTGGCCTTCGTGGTCCTGGATCTCCGCCTCGCGGTCGAAGACGGCCACGTACGCCTCGACGGTGCGCCCGTCGCCAAACTCGCTGCCCTGGGCGCGCGTCAGAATCCGGATGTCCTCCAGCGGGTAGGACCGGACGAACAGTTGCGATCCAGCGGTCCACTCGGCGCGGCTGGTCTTGTCGTCGCTCACTTCGATACCAAACTTCCTCGCCGCGGCTCTGATCTTCGGCATGGCCTTGTCTCCGAACGGCGACTGCGGAGCCCTGGCCAAGGCGTTACGTACATGGGCGGCGTCGTGGATCGGGAAGTGCCGCAGCGAACGGGGCACCGTCTTACCCTGGTCGTCCTTAGTTCCACCCGGTTCGATGTAGGCGAACGCCGAGTCCGGCAGGTCGTTCATCGTCGCGGCGGTCATCATGGCGCGCGTCGCGTCGTCAGTCATCAGCCGATTCACCTCCGGTGATCGCCAACGGTTCCCCAGCCTTGATCGGGCGTTGCAGGGTCCCGGCCGGCTGTAGCTGCACCGAGAACAGGCCCGAGTGGACCAGTAGTGCCATGTCCTCGGCCTCCACCGCGGCCACCACCGAGGCAGCGTCATAACCGGTGTCAACCAACAGTCGGATCGTCGACGCCTTCACCCTCTGAATCTCGGCCCGGTCACCGACGTCCTCACGCAGGAACGCGATATTCGCCTCGTCATACCAAAGCTCGGAACCGCCCGGCACCGGAACGATCGAGGCCAGGTCGCCGGCGACCTGACGCCACAACGGCCGGAACGTGGTGTCCGCCACCGACCGGCGGGCCGCGCCGTAGTTGCCGGCGTTCAGCGACGAACCCTGCATGCCTTCCGACGAGGGCACCATCACCGGATGCAACCCGGCATCAGCAATGATCCGCGTCTCACCCTTACCCTGCGTCTTGCTGAAATCCAACTGCTTCAGGTCCTTGCCGACCACTGTCGGTGTCGCACCGCCACCCAGGTACAACGTCTTGTAGGCGTTACGCCAACCCTTGTGGGTGTCGTCCATCTTCGCGACGAAGCCTTGGAACTGTTCCGGGGTCACGCTGGCGTCGAACGACACAACCACCTGCGGGGTAGCGCCGTTCTCGAAGAACGCCAGCTTGTGCATGGTCGCCGACTGGTCCGCCTGAATCTCACGGATCGCCGGTGTCAACCAGCTCATCCCGCGGAACCGGGCCAGCGGATCCGGGATCGGCGCAAAATGGCACACTTCCTCGGCGGTCAACGCCTCCGGCTCGGTCAACCCGTCCTGCGGGTCGTAGATGAACCCGATGATCTCCGCGTCCAACTGTGCGGCCGACTCCACCGGCCGGCCCGACGGGTCGCCCATGACGATGGTCACGAAATCTGGGCGGAGCATCCGCAGCCGGTCCGGCTGGTCTTCGGTGCGGGCCACGAACGCGTTACCACCAAGATCGGCATGCAACAGCATCCGCGACAACAGGTCGCCGGTCGTGCCCCGCGGCCACGGCCGTTCCAGAATGGCCAGATCCGGCAGGCTGAACAGCCGGCCAGGACGCCCCTTCTCAAACCCCCGGTACACGAACCGGGCCTCGGAGAAGATCGACATCCGCTTCAGTTCGCAGGCAAACACCACCGAGTTGGAACGAAACGCAGACTCGGCCAACTGGGTGAACCCGGATGGTGGGGCCTCCCGGTCCGGCGCCCCACCACCCACCGACGCATACCCCAGGTAGGTCGAACCGGCGAACGAGTACGACTCCAGGCCGTCGCTCGGGAACGGCCAAGTGAAGCCGCGGCGGGCGTGCTGCGCCAAGCTTGTCACGTCGCCTCATCCACGTCGTACAACCACAGGAACGACCCTGCGGCGACCACACCAGCGGCCATCAGCGCCCAACCCAACCCGAACTGCACCGCCACACCCGATGCGGCCATCGCCACCCCACCGGCGTAACCAGCACGGGCCCGGGCAACCCGTGAAGTCCGCCGAGCCCGGGTAGCCGCACGCACCGCCGCCGCGGATACAACCTGCCGCCACCGGGTCGGCTGGGAGGTGAACGGGATCGCTACTGCCATACCGCCCACACCTCCCTAACCTGTACCGGAACCTCGTGCAAAATCCACACACCCATGCACAGGGTGATCGCCGCGTCGATGTGCCGCTTCGACTTGCCCTTGGACAAAGTGAAACCGCGCTCATGCTCCCGCTTCACCGCGGCGTTCACATGCGCCGTCAGGTCCCGGTCACCGTCGTGCACGACCCGACCGTTGATGATCAGCTCGAAGGCGAGCCCACACGCCGGTGCCATACGCGGGATCGTCTGATCGAACTGGATCGCCAGAATCCCCTCGTCCTCCAGCATCCGACCCGGCAACTCGAAGAACCGTGGGTCGTACACCACCCCACGGAACCCGGCACCGGTCGCCAACGACCGGACGTGGTTGAACACGTCCAGGTGGTCAATCGGCGCGTGTGTCGGCTCCCAGATCCGGGTGGTGATCGCAAACCGACCATCCGGCAACTTCTCAACCCGGGACACCGCCACCGAGTCCCGACGCAGCGCCATGTCCACCGCGACCACGAACTCGTTGCCCGGCTCGGAGTCCCACTCGCCCTTGCACTGGCCCCAGGCACCCGGGTGGTCCTTCAGCCACGACTCCTCCGCCACGTCCACCCAGCGGTTGGCGTAGTACCTGATCCACTCGTGCGCCGGGAACGCCGGCTTGCCCCAGTCGGCCACCCGGTCGGCCACATTCCACAACACCCCGGCCGCACCCGAGGCCGCCTCGACCGCCTTCTCACGCTGCCTGGCCAGTTTGTAGTCCAACCCGTCCGGCGCTTCACGCCAGTCGAAGAAGAACCGTGGCGAGATCCGCGGGTTGCGCTGCACCCGCCTGCCCAGCTTGTACAACTCGCCCAGGAACGAGTGGTCAATGTCGAACCCTGCGGTCGACAGGGAGATGATCCGACCCGAGCCGCGGCGAGGAATCCGCCGCTTGCGGGTCGACTTGCCGATCACCGTGGCCACCCGGGCCTTGTTGCTACCCGGCTCACCCCACTCGTGCAGCTCATCCCGCACGAACAGCGAAGGCAGGCCACCCTCGTTCGTACCCGCCACCGCGGCAACCCGGAAGATCCGGCCCGGCCGACCATCCGAAAACTTGATCTCAGTGTCGTACACCTCGAAGAAGCCGCACAGCGGCGACTCCGGTACCGACTGGTCCCGGCCACCGCACATCGTGGCCACCGCGCCGAACAGCAGATCCGCCTGCTCGAAGGATGCCGCGGCGATCGGGACGTTCGGCGAAGACGGCGCGATCCGCGGCGGCCCGGCGAACTCCAACAGCGCCACCGCGGCGATGAACGTGGTCTTCCCACCGCCAGTCGCCTCACCCCGCAACGCCTCGTCGTAGCGCCACTGGCCACACTCTGGGCAGTACGAATACCACTCGTACAGGAACCGCTGCTGGTCGACCCGCAGCTTCATCAGCTGGCCGAAGAAGTCACCCTCACCACACACGCAATACCGCTCGATCCAGTCGACAGCCACCGCGCCCTCAGACGGCCACAACTGGCCAAGCACCGGCCGCCAGCCGCACGCCTGGCAGCCCGGGTCAACCGGCGGCTTCGATGACCCGCGGGTCCGGACGCGCCTCGGCCTCGATGCGGTCGCCGTCGCCATCCGCACCCCCGTACCGCGCATTCATGTCCGCCAACGAACGGCGCTCCGTGATCACAGCGATCCCGAGCGCCGAACGGTGCAACGGGCCGATACCCAACTGACGCTCACACCGCTCGGCCGCCTCCAACGCCCGATAGGCGATCTTGTACAGCGGGTTCTGAATCGGCTGGCCTTGGCTGCCTGTGGTCACCGGATCCTTGTCTGCCTCGGCCACAGTGCGCAGATACCGGTCATACTCGGTGATCCACCGCAGCAACAGCCCGCGATCCACCACCGTCGCCACCGTCGCCACGGTGTCCGACCAGTAGGCGTCCCACAGCATCGCCGCCTCGTCGGTCAACCCTTCGGGAGAGTCGATCCGGGCGCCCTGGATAGGCGTGAGGTCAGCCCTTCGGCCGTTGCGCCGATCCACGGTGGCACCAGCGGCCTTCTTGGTGCGCGGCACGGCCCAACACCCCCATCAGGATAAATCCGCCCAAGCCACGTTTTCGCAGGTGGTGCCACATGGAAAGGTCTGG